TCCCTATCAAAATGAAGAGTCGCATGAGCGTTTGATGCATGCTTTTAAGGAATACTTTAAAGAAAATCAAAAATGGCAAGCTCGTGGGACTCGTCGTGCTGGGGAAAACATGCGATACTGGCTGGCACAAATACGCATTATTGCCCGGGAACGCAGGGAACATGTGCAACAGTATCGCGTATGGTTAGATAAAAACAAGGCAGAACGCAAGGCAAATCAAAAGGCAGGGGAGGGTGAGTCCGAATAAACTACATAGTTAATGTCTTGGACTTATCAATCTCAACCAATAGAAACACTACCAGAAGACTGTATAGGATTTGTTTATATCATAACAAACACTACTAACGGTCGCATGTACATAGGCAAAAAACTAGCTAAATTCTCAAAAACCACATACAAGACAGTAAAATTAAAGAACGGCAACAAGAAAAAAAAGAAAATTCGTAGCAAAATTGACTCAGACTGGCGGGAATATTATGGTTCAAGCCCAGAATTAAGCAAGGATGTTGCGGCATTAGGCACAGAAAATTTTACAAGAGAGATACTGTTTCTCTGTCAAAGCAAGGCAGAATGCAGTTATATAGAGGCTAGAGAACAATTTTCACGCAGAGTTTTAGAATCAAATGACTATTATAATGGTCATATTCAAGTGCGTGTACATGGTTCACATATTCGCAAACTTCAAGAAAACCAGGCAAAATAACGCCAAATAAGCCCGCACAGGCGATAGTATTGTGCCCTGAATCCGCTCTGATGTGTGGCGGCAAGGAATCTCTGCTTGGCGCAGAGTAGCTGGATCACTATCCTTTACAGGACGCGGATGGGATATGCCTATGAATAAACCCGTTTGATCAGCAAGAAAATATATTTTACAGGCTAAAAGAGAGGAGAGAAACCTCGGGTTTAATAAACGTTTTACGTTGTTTATTAGACTGCCGTCATATAAAGACTTGGCTCGTGGTACCGGATGACCGCCACTGTAATGCCAAAACGTAAGAGTGAGCATGTTCGACTCGGATAATGTTTGTCATTTTGCCCGCCAGGGCAAAGTGTGACTGAACGATCTGGATAATATCTTAAACGCTTCGCGTTATAAGTGTTGTTAACTAATCCTTAATAGTTCGAGCGAAAGCGAAGAATAGAAGAACGCAAGTTCTTCTTAAATGACTTGATAAATATCTTACAGGAATCACGAATAATGAAAGTTACCGAAATTATAGCTCGACAAAACATAGATCAAATGATTATGGAGGCTTCTGCTCCTCCTACTCCTCGTAGTAATGCCTTTTTCGATTGGCTAAATGACGCTACTATTAAAGTAGGATCTAAAGCATCCAATGGTGCTACTAACACCGCAAGAAAAGAATTTACTCCTAGAAGTGTTGAGTTAGGTACAGATAAAACTGGTGCTGTTCGCAACGTTCCTATTAAAAGTGTTTGGTCAGGTCCTAATCCTACTGCTGGTGCTAAGATATTAAATTCATTGCCTAAAGGAATGATGGCTTATTTTAGAATTTTAAAGTGGCTAGGATTTGTAGATATTGCACTTGAATTTTATCAAAACAAACAACAGTTAGAAGCATTATTAAAAGATGGTAGTTTAAAACAAGCCGACTATAATGTTGGTGTACGTATGCTAGTTGAACAGACTACTGCTAAGATTCTTCTTAGCGGTGCAATGGCAAGAATGCTACGCTATATTATAGAAGGTATTTTTATTTTACGTTGGACAGGTCGTGCTATAGGAGTTGTAGGATCTGTTGCATCATTAGGCTTATTGGGCGGTCCACTTGTTATAGAAATTCTAGCAACCGAAGCGATTGCAATCATGTTCCAACGTTGGTTAAACAGTGAAGATGGTAAAACTGCAATGGCCTACATTGTTATGTATTGTATTGACGATACACTTGTATGGGTTTGGAATCTTGGCTTTGGATATTATTTCCAAAATTTAAAAGCTATGGCCTTAAGTAGCGAAGCTAAAAATGATCCTAAAGTACAAAAAGCATTGGGTATAGATCCTAACTCTAGTGTAGGCGGTGCAGGCACTGCAATTGGTGCAATTACATCGGCGGCAAGTGCTAGTCAAAATGGTGAGTTGGCAAAAGATTCAAATATTCTTAATACTAAAAATGCTATTGCTGATAAAACAGATGAAAAAAATGGCGACGGATTTTTTGATAAAGTGTGGAGTGCAGTTAAAACTGGTACTAGTGCGGCAGTAAATGCATATAAAGGTACTAGTGACAAAGGAAGTAGCTCATCGACTACAACGACTCCAGCCGATAAAAGTAAAATTGATGCAACATCAAGCAACGATAAAAACATTAAAGCAGATAAAATGACGAATGATTCAGATTACAATGATAGTTCGTTCAAACCAGCATTTTCAAAGTAACGGTACTCCTGAAGATTTAGTCGCTTCTACATTTTCTTTGATAATTTCATTTATCAATACTATATCTTCATGAGAATACGTATGAAATAAATCGTTTATATTTACTCCACCTCGCATATACCAACTTAATCTAAATAAGTTTTCTTTGTATTCTAATATTTCTGTTTCTAGCCTAACAAGGTATTCTTTAATTTCTTGATCAGAAAGTCTTGTTAGGCGCCATCGAAAAAAGTTGTTTGATTGATTTCAACAGCTAGCTCACTTTCGTGACCACAGTGTTCGCACTTAATCTTAGTTCTTGGCACTTTCCAAACTTCGTTATTAATTTCAAATTGATTTTTAATAGAATCAAAAATTACTCTATCGCAATTTTCTAAATATTCATTAATGTAAGTTTTTTCAGTAACTACAACGTTAGGTAATTCAATTTGATCAACCGATTCTAGTATAATTTTTTTCTGTAAATCCGACATATCTTCAAATAACTGTGTCAGTATTACTTTTTGTTCTTCTTCGTTTTCTATATTATAAACTTGTGCTGTTTTTTTCTGAATAGCAAAACTTTCTAAAGCAAATTTATTAGCTTCTTCATATGTTAATGGTCTTAATTTAATTACTAATTCTTTTAAAACTATTTTACTATCGAACTGACTTTTTTGAAAATGTTCAATAAATCTAGAAAGGTCAATATCATAATGATTTTCAACAGTACAATTTTCGCAACGATCAGATGCTTCTAAATTATTTCCGTAAGTTGCAATCCTTATAGCAGTTAAAATAAGATCAATGTCAATATTACATAATGCCCATGGATTAGTAATTGCAGGACAACAGCTTTTAATCACTTTAGCAATGCTTTCTCCTGATAATAATGCATCTGGAGTTTTAAGAATAATTTCATCCATGCCAGTCATACCAAATACAGGTATTTGGTCAGATGTTTGTACAGTACCAGCTTCACTGAATAAATTACTCATAGGTAATGTAATATAAATTTTTGGCTGTCTAAAATACTGCTGTAAAGGGTTTGATTTTGCCATTTTTGGCTCCTGATAAATATACGATACAGTATTTATATGCGTATATTTTACCGGAAAATAAAATGTCAACAACTGATGATCTACTAAGAAGACAAATTGAAGCCCAGGAAAAAACAAACGAATATCTTCGAGGCCGAAGTGCCGGAGTTGATCTTTCAGGAGCGAAAGATACTCTCCCTGGATTTTTCTCGTCAATAAGATCAGGATCGGGTGTTTTAGAGTCATTGGCTAATGGCGGCAAAGCTCTTATGTCAGCCATGGACAACCTTAATAAGCAATACATGGAGGCATCTGCGGCTGGATTAAATTTTGGCAAAGACATGCTCAAATTAAATTCTTGGTTAGCATCATCTAATCTTAGCCTAACAGAATTTAAACGTGTAATTGATTTTGCAGGAACTGCAAATTTTGCAGGATTGCGAAATGGTATGCAAGCATCTGCAAATTTTTTCTTAGAAGTATCAACAGCATTAAGAAGAAGTGATCTTGGAACTAATTTAACACAGCTAGGCTTTCAAATGGCAGAGCAAAATGAGTTGTTAGCTGTAACCATTGATAGAGAAACTAAACTTGAAAAAGATGCAAAAGGAAATGTTCTTGGATTAGGACCTAAACTACAAGAACAAATGAGATTATTAGGTGTAGCTATTACTGCTAACACTGATATACTAGGCATTTCTCGAGAAGATCAGTTAAAAATAATTGCAAAACAGCAAAGCGACGCAGAATTTCAGTTAGCTATGAGAAATCTTCCAGCCGGTGTTGAAAAGGCGCTCAAAGCCAATGCTGGTTTAATTGATGCATTTAACAGTCCAGAGTTTCAACGTCTTACAATTGGCATGCATTTAAATCAAGAAGAGATGGCCAAGTTTCAATTGCAATTCAGAGGCGATTCTTCTAGAATGATGTCTTTAGCTAGTCAAATTTCTAAAACAACAGCAGATGCTAATTCACAAGAATCGACTAGAAATGCTATATTAAGTACTATAACTCAGCGAGCACAAGTTGCAGGATCTAAATCTGCAGGAGAAGAAAGAAGAGATATAAGTTTGGCCAAAGAAAGTTCAGGAGAATATGGTGCAGGCCGGTTGGCTCAGTTAGAATCTGATAGAAGAATTCTTGCTGTTATCGATGTTGTTAAAGATGCTCAAGCAAAAGGACTAGATGTAAACAAGGAACTTACTAATTTTTACAAATCATCTAAAGAAAATGCAGAAAAAGGCCTATATAAAACAGGCACATCTACTAAAGATTTAACACCAGGCGAACAAAGTTCATTATTAATTCAAGAAGCTATGGCAAGGCAACAAGATATTCAAGCTACTATGGCTAAATCTGTAGAGATGATAAACAACACTTATGTAGCAAAAGCTCAAGAGCTTGTAGACAAAGCGGCAACCGCATTAAGTGCAAACGGTATATTTGGTCAAGAATCTCAATTAAAAGTAGCAAGATCTTTGATAAAATCTTCAGAAGTATTTTGGGATTTTGTATTTGGAGATACAACAGCTAAAGACGTGGCTAATACTTTAAAAAATCAGTATGGTAATTTATGGAATTATATGGAGAAACATATAGACGAAATTAGAAATTCTGGCCGTGTTGATGAAAAAAATCCAAGATCTGAAGGTAGCCCTGGCATTCCTAGTTTTTTAAATTCAGGCAGTAATTTTTCAAATATTTTTGAAAATTTTGGAAATGGTACTCCGGCGACACTTCATGGCATGGAAGCTGTAGTTAGACCCGAACAATTAATGGGCATTGTAAATAAGATGGCTGGTGAAGCAGTTAATGTTGCGTCTAAAGCTCAAAAAGAAATTCAAACAATTGCCTCACCATCTGCTCCACCGATTAATGAACAAGATTTTGTAGAGATGAAACAACTGCTGGCTCAGTTAAATACATTTATGTCACATTTGCCTGAAATTGCCAGCAATACTGATAAACAAATACGTGCCTTAAAAGATCTGCATCCAGATCTTCACGCCTAAAGGATAATCGATGAGTTGGAAAAAATATTTTACACCCGTCCCTGTTAACGGTCAGTTACTAAGCCCTATCAGCGGGCAATCTAGCGGAAACCGTCCAGGACCAGCACGTACAAATTATTCCAGCTATTTGCCAGATGTGTACACTGGTAGTCCAAACCGTATTGAACGTTATGCTCAATACGAAGTCATGGATAGCGATCCAGAAGTTAATGCGGCACTAGATATTCTTGCAGAATTCTGCACACAAAAATTAAAAGATTCTAAGAGTCCATTTGCTATTAAATGGCGCAACAAAGCAACTAACGCTGAAATTAAAATCTTAGGTGAATATCTACAGCAATGGAACAAGCTACAACAGTTCGATACTCGCATGTTCCGTATTGTGCGTAACACATTCAAATACGGAGATGCATTCTTTGTACGTGATCCAGAAAATCAAAAATGGAATTGGGTCGATTCTGCACAAATTATTAAAGTTATTGTAAATGAAAGCGAAGGTAAGAAACCAGAGCAGTTCATTATTAAAGATCTTGCTCCTAATTTTGAAAATTTAGTAGCAACACAGATCACTCCACAAGTTGGACCACGCCAAGGCGGACAAGGATCACAACCTAGCGGTGGAAATTTTGGTGGAAGCACAAGTGGCGGTCCAGGTGGTGGCAAAGGTCCTACTCCAGGCAACACTAGTCGCTTTGGTTTAAATCAAAAAGAATCTGCTGTCAATGCAGAACATGTCATACATTTAAGTTTGTCAGAAGGGTTAGACAACAATTATCCATTTGGCAACAGTTTATTAGAGAATATCTTTAAAGTTTACAAACAAAAAGAACTATTAGAAGATGCTATTCTAATCTATCGTATACAACGTGCTCCAGAACGCAGAGTATTCCACATTGATGTAGGTAATATGCCTCCGCATTTGGCCATGGCATTTGTAGAACGTGTAAAGAACGAAATCCACCAACGTCGTATTCCTTCACAAACAGGTGGAGGACAGAACGTCATAGACTCTGCATACAACCCTCTAAGCATTAACGAAGATTATTTCT